TCACTTTTTTTCATCTTCAATTTCTAATATATCAGTTATATCACATTTTAATACCTTACAGATTTTATATAATTGCTTTAAATTTACATGAACAGTAAGTTCATTATATAAATCCGATATTGTATTTGGTCTTATATCAGTTTTCCTTGCTAATTCAGCTTGTGTCATTCTTCTTCTGCCAAGAATTTCTGATAGTTTTATTCTAATCATGTGATATATCCTCCATCAATAGTAGGAAAATTATATCACCTTTATTTGAAACATTGTTATATCATAGCATAATATGATATGTAATATCGAAATACGATATGATGTGTGTAAAAAAATAATACTAATAATTTTTAATCAATAATTCATTGTATCGCCTGCTGCTGTTCCGGTTGTTTAAGCTATCATTACGGTCGAGTCCTATTATATTATATCCTTTATAAAGCTCTCTTATTATGTCGCTATCATTGTATGATAGTATGAATTTTGATTTAATGCCATCTATGGACGCCTTCAACCTGTAATGGTCTTCTGTGCTAAAATCAACCGAATAATATTTTTCTGTTCCAAAATACGGAGGATCAAAATAAAATAAGCTATCTGACTTGTCATAGGTCTTTATAATACCATCAAAGTCCTTGTTTTCTATTATAACTGTTTTTAATCTTTCTTCAATAGCTTCAAGATATTTTACTGCATTTTCTATGTTCTTTTTGATGCATCCGAAAGAACGGATGTCTGCACCGTAACTTGTTTTTATCAGCATAAAGTATCGTGCGGCTCGTTGTATATCGGTCATTCCTCTTGTTTGATACTGCTGTAAAAAGTCCTGAAACATTTCTCGTGAGTTCAGAAAGTATTGAAGCTCTCTCTGTAGTTCTTGCCTATGATATTTTGCACACCTAAAGAGATTTACAAGCTCTGAATTGTAATCATTGTAAATTTCTTGATTTGCATGTCTATCCTTATGGAATAGTACCCATGCAGCCCCACCAAAAACCTCAACATATCTTTCTATTTTCCCTTTAGGGAATTCATTTGCTATTTTTTCTCTTAGAAGCTTTTTGCCTCCTATCCATCCAATAAAACTATTCACTTTAAAAAAATCACCTTTCCTTATTCAAATTCTGTGATTTTTATTTTTGTTTTTCTTTTTTTTATAATGCGGGCAAGGAATCGAACCTTGCACGATAATTTTCATGGTATCTCGTTTATGCCCGATATTGCTGGGTACTCAGCGCTCTATTATCAAGATCCATTGTATACACCGTTACACTGCGTCTTCCACTTCCGCCACCGCATAAGTTTTTAAGCATTTATCAATTTTTTTATTCTGCACCACAAAACTGCAGCTTGTTCTCTTGTAAGAGGTTCTTCAGGTTTGAAAGTACCATCAGGATACCCGGCAAATACACCATCTGAAACAGCCTCTTTTACGTCTTTTTCTGACCATCTTCCTTCGATATCCTTCATTTTTCCTTGTCCTTCCTTGAACTTTTCAATTATAGGTAGTGGATCAATACATTTTGTATATCTGTCACCAGATTTAGTCCAAAACGGATCTCCGTATAAGCAATTTCTAATTTCAAAATGAAGGTGAGCTGCAGTCGAACCTCCTGTATTTCCCATATGTCCAATGACCTGTCCGGCTTTTATTTTTTGCCCGACTGATACTTCTAATTTTTGCAAATGAGCATATAAGGTACAGAAATCTGAATGTTCAATTACAACATAATACCCATAGCCGGTTGCAGTAAGATTTGGTTTTGATACTCTTACTATACCATCTGCTACAGCATATATATTGTCGCCTTCTTTTCCTGGTATCTTTGCGCCTATATCTATTCCATTATGATAGGTTAAGCCTAATAAATTTCTTGGACCAAAGTTACTTGTTACTCTACATTCATCATGAGGTAAATTCTTTATTTCCATGTTACCACCTTCTTTCTTCAAAAGTAAAACAGAGCCCGAAGGCTCTATCTTAACTCTATCTTAAATTAATTTTGGAATTTCAAGGGCATCTTCAAGAGCTTTGATGTCTTCAGCAAGCTCTTCATGGTTAAGCTCTTCAGAGCCAGTGAAATTGTAGTAGTACGCTTCATTGCTAAGCTCTTCAGGAGCCTTGTCCTTGTTTCTGCTATGAGCTATAAGCATATCAGTTGCTACACCCATATCTACATCCTTTTCTCTTGATAAAGTTCTGATCTCCTGATCATATTTTTGTTGAAATTCTTTCTTTGTCATTTTAAATGACCTCCTATTATTTTTTTGTATTTAAAAAGAGCATTTAAACATTGTTTAAAGCTCCTTTAAACCCTTTTTAAAGTTTTTTCTTGAAAATTTGCTACATTAAAATATTTTCGCAGTTACCTTCAGGATTAACCAGTTCATTTTTAATTTCGCACATCAAATCACCTTCTTCTAAAAGAATAGCATATTCACAATTTTCACAAATATATCTCAATTCCATACATTTATTTCCCCTTTTCGTAGAGAGCTAAATTTTTCTTTTGTTCCCTATTCTGCAGGCTCGTCCGGATATTCGCTGTCAATCAGTACCATAAGGTCTATGAATTCCTGGTCTGTAAGTAATCCTACCGTCTGCCACAGTGCAACATTCTTTTGATTAACCTCTTTTGTGTTGAGTTTGCTTTTTATTACCCTTTCCTGCAATTTAAAATAAATACTTGGCATGTTATGATTCCCCTTTCAAAATTTGATTTTCTATTTGATTTGAAATATTGTTTACAACTAATGTTTCAAGTTGTGTTAACCGTTCTTCTGTTGTCGGCTCCCTTTCCGGCTGTTTCGGAAGGGTTGCAATATATTCCGCTTCAGTCATTGTTTCTATCCACTCCGTACCTGTCCAACGAGGATGATACAGTCCAGATGGACAACGGGTTTCTACATATCTACTGTCGGGCTTTAGATTCTTTCTTTCGACATCCTCTATAAAAAAATCATTTAAATCAATCAATGCTACCATATCAAGTTGATTATAATTATCATACATTTTAGCAACCTCCTTAATATAAGTTTACTATACTATTAATCATTGCTGCCTCACTAGTTGGTAACTCAGTAGGTCCAGGGTTATAAATTGCTATCTTTCCATCAGATAGGACTACTAAACCTTTGACTACTTTTCCAGTAGTGTGATATATATCAATTGGAGTATTGTACAGTGGTCTATAACCTGCAGGTAATATGCCTATTGTTGTTCCCCATGCAGTAGTACCTGGAATTAACCAAGCAGCCGCAAGTATAAGCTGATTTAATTGATTTTTCCCAAAGTATAAATTACCAGACCAACCATTTTGCAATGTTAAAACAGCAAAATCAGTTTGTTTATCTGTTAAGATCTTTTCCCACGATTGCCAGTTTAATACCTTTGACCTTATATATATATTCTTTGCATTTGACATCAGATACGCTATTTGCCATCCATATTCGCCAGAAACATATGTTTCGAAAAAATAACATTCTGTGTTGGGAGCATTTAGTATATTACATCCTGAACAGCATCCATTTGGAAAGTCATTTGCATTTGTTATAGATGTAATGCCATAAGTCGTAAACTTCTCAAGTTGTGTTTTGTCTGTCATTAAATCCCATTGAACAAGGTAAGAGCCGTCATTGTTATTAATTCTTGCAGTATATATATTTCCATCACTGCCGTATAATTCACACCATACACCGCTTGATGCAGCTAGATGCGAATAAAATACTACAATTCCTCCCACGGGCATATCTGATAATTTGGATGTAGAAAACCTTCCAGTTGTAAAACCTAGGCTAAGTCTTTCCCTTACAATAGAGGAACATGTACCTGTAGAATAATAGCCGGAATTTACTAAGGATTGAACACCTAAGTTTTCAATTTGTTCATCAATTACATTCATGTTTTCGTTTATTACTGCTATGTCTGCACCATCTTCATAACTAGGTTTTTTTAATTTAAGATTCGTTGTTAATTCCATTTTTAATTTGTCACCTCCACTGAAATACGTGCTTTTAATATTTCGGGTCCGATATGGTATTTGAATATTATATAAAATGCACCTTTTTCAACCGCACTAAATAAAGCTATTAATTTATGTCCATTTATTGTAGGAAACCCTTGTTCAATTTCTGTTCCTTCTTTTGAAATTATTTGATACTCCGCTGCTTCTATTATAAAGTCCTCAGAAATTTGATTGATTACTTCAATTCCGACTTCTCTAATTTCTCCTAACTGTAAAGTCATATTATCAGCTCCTTATAACTATATGGACTGCAGCTTTTCTTAAAGGTTAGTTTGCTATCCAGTTCCTTAGAACTAAAAATATTATCAATCTTTTTATATCTAAGGTTGTTGGCATCTTTTTTAAATTGATACTTGCTGCTTAACACTTTGATTTTCATGTGCTGAAAATCTATGTAAATATACATACCTGTTGAACAGTCTATGTTTCCTGCATCGTCTTCAGCTTGTAATTCAAGTATGTATTTACCGTCTAACTTTTTAGGTATTATTGCTTTGAAAGTATCTGGAGGATAGAAATCAAAATTGACTTCTATCCCGTCCACATATCCAATCAGCTTCATTATAAATCACTCACAGTTACCGTAATTACAAATGTCGCTCCTGAATCCACCGGATTAGGAACTAAGGTAACTGCAGTAATTGAAGGTGCAACCGTATCTAATTTAACTGTCCTTGTTATCTCAGAATACAGACCTGCTGCGTCTGTAACCCTGACAACAATTGTATTGTTGCCTTCAGCTAAAGTAATTGCCTTACTGAAGCTTCCTGATGAGACTGTAACCGTTCCTTGGTCTACACCATTTAGTTTGATTGTAGCGGTAACCGGTGAAGATGTAGTATCATTTGTAGTTCCTGATACTGTCAGTGAGGCATTATTTGTTATCAATCCTTCCTGAGGAGCGGTTACATTAAGTGCAGGGGGTACCGTGTCTACAGTAAATGCAGACGATAAAAGATTAGAAGTATTGTCATCATTATCCGATATTTGTATTGTTACAGTATGAGCACCATCTCCCAATGCAGTTGGAGGAATATATGAACAATCATATCCACCTGATACGCTTGTACAAGTCATGCCCGGTGAACCATTGCTAACTGCAGTACCTCCATCTATTTTTAAAGCTAATGTAGAAATTTTTATGCCAGAACCGGAATCCCTAAGTTGAAAAACAAAAGTCGGCTTGGAGCTTGTTACCTTTGCGCCGGACGATGGAGAAGTCAAAGCCACCGTAGGTTTCACTTTTTCAAGAACTCTTAACTGCAGGGCACTTCCTAAAGTCGAATCAGTTCTGTCTTTTACCGTGCTGTTTCCTGCATCATCTGTTGCTGTAACAGTAATTCCATATTTATTATTTGGTTGATTCCAGCTTGTATTGCTTGGAGCTGTTATTGTAGCTTCCCATTTGCCGGAACTACTATTGTAGGTTAAATTATAATTTGTTCCATTAAGATTTATTTTTACAGTATCTACCGACATTTTTACCTCCTTAAATTAAAATATTTTCCTTTTTATTGCGTCCCATGTTTTGTTTATTAAGTGCTGCCATTTATATAAATTTAACCATGTGTTTGATTTTGCAGTTCCCCAAGTTTTACCTTTGAAAGTCTGCCAATCCTCCGGCTTTATATCTGCCCATGTCCCTAAAACTTCACTGACAGTTATCTTTATTATAAATACTTCATTTGTTTGAACCGAGCTTTTACTTAATTCTACATTTTCTATCTGTATCATTAAATATCACCTTTCAAGTCGCCCCAGGTACAGCCTTTTGATACCTTTTTATTTAGCTCTTCTATAGTCGCATATATTACTCCCGAAGTATTAATTATTACATTTACATCAGTCGTAATTGCTAATGCAGCTTTTAGCATCTTTTCATATCTGACAGCTCCGTCAGGTGCTATATACTCAGCATCTGCCCCGGCATTGTCGTATGCATAAAGGATCTCTTGAGCTCCATTCATAGCAAAGATGCCCCACTCACGAAAATAAAAGCCTTCAGATAAATTTTCATTGGAGAAGTAGCCTTCAATATTTACATATTGTTCCTTTGCCTTTTTTGCTCTTAGAGATACAGATTGTTTTTGAGATACCAGGTTTGTTATTGTATTGTATGACCCAGAATAATTTCCATCACCTATTCCAAATCTTGTTATGTTAAGCTCTGCCATTGCACCGGCTTGTACTTTTGCAAGCAAATTCCTACCTGCATTGGTTATAATAAAACCACCCCATGCCATATTTATACCACCTGCCTGTTCGTAATGATTCCACCGTCAACTTTAGCAATAGCAACTCTAATACTTCCGACGTTTGGAGTCAAAAATATTAAGTTAGCTTTAGACGATGCCTGTTTGAATTTATTGATTTCCGAAGCTATTACTGATAACTCGGTTATGTTGCTTATATAACTGCCTGCCAAATATAGATTAAATTCTGCCCATTTAGCCTCATCCGTAAGATATAGGGGAACTAGCTCTGTTTCATTATATCCTAATGATTTAGCCGTCAGAAGTATGCCCCAAACTGTTCCGGCTTGCTTGGCAATTTCCATTTTCATAAGAAGTCTATATCTGTAATCCTCAATAGACTCACCTTTGAGCCGGATCATATCTCTATCCATACCATGAAGAAGCAACATCTCATCTGGAGCAGATATAATACTGCTTGCTTCTCTTGCAAGAAACAAATATTCTTTTGCTTTATCAAAGTATTTGCCAAGGACCTTAAACAATATGTACCATTGGTTAAGCTCTTTTCTTATTTTTTTGAAAGGAGCGTGAAGCAAATAATACATGTAATCAGCATATTTTTCAAATGGTTTCATAAGCTATGCCCTTTCTACATTTATTGTTACAGTTCCTTGCGTAACTATCTGTCCCCTTGTAAGCACAACATCATCTGCAGGGGTGAGTACTTGCACATTTTTTAATATGTTTATATCTTTCTTGAGTACATAAATCAGATCAGATTTATATAGCTCATTGGGAGTGACTAATCTCTTTGAAATAAACAGGTTGCTTATACTTGTTGTTGCCTGTTCAATAAGTCCTTCATCTGAAGCAGCAGATGGAATTATTAAATTAACATTTATGTCTGTTACAACAGCTTCAGCTGATTTGACAATAAGGTTGTCGTAAGGACCTTTGATTGCTTCGCATGCTTCAGTCACTTTATCAATTAAAGCTTGTGAGGCTGTTCCTGTCGGGGAGATTATACTTATATCTATTGTGCCTTGACCTCTTGGATGCTGATCATCTACTTCTGCCACTAAAACACCAGGTATACTCTCAGCAGTATTTTTATATTTATCTCTAATAGGAGTACCGGATAATTCTGCCCAACTATTCTTAGTCCTTTGCTTTAAGCTTTCATCAGTCTCTTCATCAGAGCCTTCGCTTATAATCCAGTCTTCTGTGTTAGTTATGGTTTCAATACCTTCAATATGTATCAAAGACTTTACAATCTGCCCTGAAGGGACATTGTATTCGGCTCCGGGTGATTCTGCTTCTACTGTGATGCTTATGGAAGTCTCGCTGCCAAGCATAATTTTTGTTTCAAGGTTTACATACCGAAGCTCCCGACCGGAGCTGTCAGGCTCAGTTTTGAAGATATATCCTTTTGGAATAGTTATCTGTGTACCTGCAGCTGCTCTGCTTAATGTAAGTTGCCCTTTTGTACGTTGTGCTGCTTTCCTGATTTTTGAAAAATCTGCAGCTCTCAAATCTACCCACGGACCTTCAGAGCTACCAACCGTTGAATTCTTTAGTATTGTTCTACTAAGCTTCAACAATTCCACATAAATTTTTATGAATATTCTTATTATTGTCCTGAAGATGCCTCCGCTACGAAAATTAGTTATTTTAAAACCTTCAGAGTTCAGTTCACTTTTTATTTCATCTTCCAGATCATCTTCATCCGGAAGTGGAATTAATTTGTTTAACAATTCGTCCAAGCTATACCACCTCCGCCTTTACCCGGTCAAGATTAACTTCTATTTTGTATTCTTCACCGGCTATTTCAAATCTTACCTTGAAATGCACAATGTTCATTTCCTCTGTGATAGTTATTGTCACCGTCTGTTGGTCTATCTCTGTATGCTTTTTAAGCTTTTCCTTTATGCGTTGCTGAATCTGAAGAGTTGTCAGCTCGTCAATTTCTGCCTGAAGAAAGTCCAGAAGGCTCCACCCAAAGTCAGAATCATAAAAGCAATCACCTTCAACGGTGCGGGCTTCAATTTTGATGCTTTGAAGTAACTCCTTAATTTCTGAGATAGTCATAACATCTCTATTTGCAGCAACTGCCATTTGATAATCATCATCGATTAAAATATCTGTCATCATGTCACCTTCTTTAAAATACAGTATGATTGCCCATATAGAATTCCAACTATCACCACATCGCCGACATTATATACAGATGAATCTCTAACATTAGGTACTACAGGATAATTTTTATCAGGCTGCTTATATTCATCTAATACTTTAATGCTGTATTTGCCTCCGCCTCCGGAGACTATACTTGCATATTTAAGCTCTTCTTTAGGAGGGTTATCCTTAAAAAATTCTTTTACGATTTTATTTACAATTCTTTTTAAGGTGTTATTATCAGACATAAATAAAACTCCTTGTATAGCCATTCTTGAATGTATGTTTGATTTTTTTAATCTCCTTGATACCCGTCAATTTAGGATGTTCAATATTTATTAAATCTGAATGCTTAATAAAAGGGGAGACAACAACTTCTAGAATCCAGCCATTCTCATATTTGAGGCTAATTATGTTCTCAAGGTATACAAAGTTATATATCTTTTCACCCGGCGTTTTGCTTCCCCAATAGAACACCCTTTCGTTGAAATAAAATTTATAATTGATTTTCCAAAGCTTATTAAGTAATTTAAGCACATCAACACAGTTCTGGTTTACAACCGGCAGTGATGACCGCACGGAAAAATTATCTGAAGATATTTCCTTGTCTGAAACTTGAGCTTGAGCCAAACAGAAATAAATAACCTCTTGGGGAACACAATCAATAAATGTATTTGTAATGAAGGTCTTTTCAAGCTTTTTCATGTCATCACTGCAGGTCAATATATTTGAATTAATTCCTGAAATATTACCTGAAAACACATTAAAGTATTGCCCCTCATAGCCTATTTCAATATCAACAAGGTTTCCTTTATTCAGGCTTATTTGACTAAGTAAATTTTCAGTAATTGTAATTTTAGCCCAGTCTGAATAACTTTCCTGACTTGAGGTTATTTCAGCTTCAGCTCCTGCATCTATCTCATAAGAAGCTATCTTAAGTTTTATAAGAGGATTAAATAAATTCACTTTATCACCTCATCATTTCGAGTTCTTTCTTGTATTGCAAGGCAAGCCGTCTATCGTCAATAGACGGTGAAGCTGCAGTTTTGTCATTTATTTTTGGTGCAGCTCCACGATCGTTGTCTAAGTAATTTTGATAATTCTGATTTAACTGTACATTAGATGACGTTGAAGCAGCCGAGCTGGTCACGGATGCAGATGACTTTGCTGTAATTGTTATAGGTATATATTCAAAAAACTCAAGATTAGCAATAATGTTAAGCCCTTCACCTGCTGCAATCTTAGATGTTACTTTCTTCAGGACAATCAAATTAATGTCCCTAGCATTAATATAATCATTAACAATATAATAAGCATAGGGTGTTTTAACATCCGGCTTTCTAAATATACGTTGTATTTTATTAAGCTTCTGTAAGACCTCTTCTTTAGAGTTACCCCTCAATTCAAGGTCAATAAATACTTTTGCATCAGCATATCCTGTAACCTGTTTAGGTCTGTCGGTTCGTCCTTCTACCTCAATCTCCTCATATAAAACCTCTGATTCAACTTCAATATTTTTGAGGATACCGGGAAGAACCCAGCCTCCAACCATTACCGAATTATCATCCACGTAAATCATATTGATACCTCCTAAGCTGTTACCAAATCGTCATCATCTGGAATTGAGTTATCAATATCCTCCATATCCTCAAGAAGCCTCTTCATGAGAGTTATATCTTTTAGATCTTTAATGTCGAAGTGGTATTCAACTTTTTGGACTATAATTTTCTTGCCATTTGACTTTACAGTGGTTTTGTCTGTCGTGCTGCTTTCACTTCTTGTGGCTTCACGTATTACCTGAAGTATGCTCCCGGACTTCTTAGCTCCAGTATCTGGGCTTTGAGTGCCGCTAGAATCACCTGAGAAGTTTTTCCCGAAGTTCATTGCATCTTCGAAAATCTGTTGTGGCATTAGTTTTGTTGCCTTCATGCCAACAGTTATGGTTTCAAAGATTCTTTTACCGCTTAATGTAAGTTTAGACAGAGGACCCACCTTTGCATCGGAGAATGGGAGCATATTTCTTATCTTCTGCAGCCCACCTTTAAAGGCTTCAACAGGGTTGTTTATTACGCTTTTGATGCCCTCTGTAAATGTCGTCAAAAGCTTTTTACCGCTGTTTAACATGTTAGGAAGAAATCCCGTCATAAAGTTATCGAAGCTTGCCTGTATACCATTCCACGTATCACTGAAAAATTGCTTAATGCTGTCCCAATTCTTAAAAATTAAAAGTGGTATTCCTATGAATGGAACGAATGCAGCTATTAATGCTAATATGGAATTTGGCACCGATGCTATAGTTTCTTTAAACCATCCAAATGCGCCGATTGCACTGTTTATTGCAGAGCTAAAAGCTCCGCTTAAGAATGCTTTAACCTTATCAAAATTCTTCCACAATAAATATAAGGCAGCTATCAAGGCTATAACTCCAATTACTATCCATGTGACAGGGTTTGCAAGCAGAGCTGTGGTAAAGCCCCACACCGAGGAAATTAAGCCGGGTATTGCTTTTATGCCTGCAAATATGGCTTGTTTACCAAAGTTGAATATGCCAAGTGCAAGATTTTTAACAGCTCCAAGTGCTTTTAGTCCAAAGCCTCCAAATTTTCTCAAGCCGTCACCAGCATATAAAGCTACTATCTGGAGGGTCTGGAATCCACTCTTTATATAAGATATACTACCTCCAAGTAGTTTAAAAATTGTAATAGCCTTGCTTACCACAAATCCTATACTACCAAATGATATGGCTATGAATCCACATGCAGAAACTAAAATTCCAAAGGCAAGTATAATTTTCATGATTGTTCCTGCAAGTTGTTGGTTATTCTGCGCCCAGGTGCCAATAACACCAAGAATCTGACCTCCACTATTAATTATATCCATTACGGCAGGGGACAGGGCATTGCCTAAGATCTCGGAAATGTTATGCACCTGCTGCCGGATAATGTCAAATTTACTTGGATCTGTGGCATTAATTTTATTTGCCATCTCCGTTGTTAGACCAATTCCTTGCCCCATGCTGCCGTAAAGCATCAATATATTGTTCTGCAAGTCTCCTGTTTTCCCATAGAGTAAATCTATGAGCTTAATAGCTTCCTCAGTACCAAAGGCTTTGGTTAATTCCATTTTCTCGGCAGCATCCAATGTTTCACCGAAACGTCCACGAAGTATCCCAAGTATCTCCGGCATGCTCCGCAGGTTGTTGTTGGCATCAACAAAGGACAATCCTAATTCGTCTCCTGCCTTAGCAGCACCTCTGAGAAATGCACTGTATTTTGTACCGGCCTCGGAACCGCTCATGGTTGCCTGCAGCATACCCAGAATCGACAACTGCTCTTCCATAGGGACGCCAGCATTTGTTGCTGCCGCTCCAAGAGCTTGTATTGATTGTGCCATGCCGGAGCCGGATGTTTTAAATGCCCGAACACTATCTGCTATACCTGCAGAGAACATTTCACCGAACTCAATGTCAGATAGATTAGAGTAATAGTCCTTGTAAATTCCATATCCTGTGGCAAAGAGTGATGTCATTTCTGCTATTGTTGCTTTTGTCGCCGTTGCTGTTATTCCTGAAAATTCCGTATACTTTGCAACACCGTCGTCAGCCAAGGAAGCTATTCCGGACTTAATATCATATGCAGCAGTGATAAATTGTGATTTTGTTGTCCCTGCCCAGATATCCGAAAATTGAGTTGCCGCATTTTCAAGAAGGTCCAAATCCTGCAGACCTAAGGAACTTAATTCGCCGATTGCCCTTTTAGTTTCCATAGTTGCATTGACAGGCTGCATTATTGCATTTGTTATTGTATTTCCTAGCCCGGTCATTACTGACCCTTGCTTCGCCATGTTTAAGGCTGTAGTTTGCATTTTTTCGAGGCTGCTTACAGTAGTATCAATATCCTTGCGCACACTTACTATTGGACGGCTTAGGTTATCTATCATATTTACAATTACTGATAGCCTAAACACACTTTCCATTGTGCTGCTCATGTATAAAACCTCCTTTCTGGAAAATTTTATATATTTTTCTTGTATCTTTTAACGTTATTGTGTAATATTATATTAGGAGGTGTTTTTAATGTTAGGTGCAATTCTATCTTTTATTTTAAGTGCAGTTATTATAGGTGCAGGAATTGGTGTTATTGGTGGCTTATTGATTGTTATTCCATGTTCTATATATTGTATCCCATACTTTTGGCACATAGGTGGACGAATCGTAAATAAAGTGGAATATAAGGGAATTCGTGATTCTGTTAAAAATGCCACTACGTTATATAAAGCATGGTTAAGGCGTGAACCAGCTCCATTTTAG